CCTGTTAAGATCAACCCGCAGTGGCCTGAAGCCCTGTTGTAAATAAACCACACTCAAAGGAATCAATCATGCGTTGTGTTTGCTGCAATAAAAACCTTAACGATTACGAATCAACCCGTAAGCACGGCATCACCGGGGCTTATCTGGACCTATGCAATGGTTGCTTTGCTGAAGTGTCCACAATGGCTGACGTGCCTGTGAACACCAGGGAAGACCTAGCAAACTGTGGGGACATTGATGAGTCACTTGACAACGATGCAGACAACGTTTACAATGTTCTTTATAGTGAAGACAACATTAAAGACTAATGTTATAAGTAACTATTAATAGTTAACTATTAACATTTAACTTTAACAGTAACTTATAAGAGGACATTATGCGTATCAAGGAAAGCATTAGTGAACTATGGGATGGGGATGGTCTGCATGACATGGGCGATTATGAGTCGTCTATGGCTGAGTCCTACTACTACGGGACCATAAACAGCATTGTGGACCTAATCCGTACATACGGACATTCCAGGGTTATGTCTGACATTCAGCGTATCATGGACGAATGGGATACTGACAAATGAACACGCTTACAATGCTCTTGCTTGTCTACTTTGTAACCCTTGGCGGTGCATGGATGGTCTTTTCCTTCGTCTGTTTCATCCTGATGGGACTGTTTGCGGATTGGGCAGGGGCATAGAATGACCGTAGGTGTTATTGTCTGGTTTGTCTTAGTTGTAATCTTCTGCAATGAAAGATGGTGATTCATGTCTAAGGTAATAAAGATTGAGGTTAAACGCTGCCATGACGCGCTGCTGTGGTACAGTAAGCACCTGAATGAAAAGTTTGACGTTATCTGGTTTGACCGTGAAGAGCACGTATTCTGGGTGCGTGAGAAGGATGAATACGCTGCTAAGAACTGGGTGGCTTGTAAGGATGCAGAGGTGATTGAATGAGTGCATGGCTGATCGCTGTAACTGGTTTGATTTATCTCGGCGTAGCCCTTGAGCAGCTATACAAAGGAAACACGCCGATGTTCGTGTGTTACATTGGCTACGCTTTCGCTAACATTGGACTGTATAGGATGGCATCTTGAACACTAAAATGCTGACAAAGGCCCGTAGCCTGTGGAATAACCCCGAAGTTAGTAGGGAATTGAACAGGGCAAACATGAGGAAGTGGGTAAAGTCTGTTAAAATGTTGGGTTCTAATTGGTTGTTAGCGGTTCCTGTGGAGAAGAAAGTTGACCGAATCAAAGTTCGTTAAGCATATTGCCTGTGAGTCCTGTGGTAGTTCAGACGCCTGTGCGCTGTACGACGATGGGCACACGCATTGCTTTGCCTGTAACACAACGAGGATTAACGTGGAAGACACTCAAGAGACTGTGACGAAGAAGGCTAAGAAGCCCGTGACGGCTAAGGGCACGCTTAAAAGCATCCCTGACCGTGCCATTACACGGCAGACCTGTGAGAAGTTCAACGTCACGCAAGACGATACGAACCATTATTATCCCTACTATGACAATGATGGGGACTTGGTGGCGTACAAGGTGCGGGATGTTGAGAATAAAGAGTTTGCAATTCAAGGAGACTTCCGAAGTGCTAAACTGTTTGGACAAAACTTGTTCCACCAAGGCGGCAAGTACATCACTGTGGTCGAAGGTGAACTTGATGCCCTTGCTACTTACCAACTTACCGGGAGTCAGTGGCCTGTTGTGTCTATCCGTAACGGTGCTAACGCAGCACTGAAGGACTGCAAGGCACAGTTTGAGTGGTTGAACAGTTTTGAGAACATTGTAATCTGCTTTGATGCAGATGAGCCGGGACGCAAGGCCGCTAACCAAGTGGCTGAACTGTTCGGACCAAAGGCTAAGATTGTCAAACATTTGTCGGGGTTCAAAGATGCGTGTGACTACCTCATGGCAGGCGCGACTAAGGAATTTGTTTCCGAGTGGTGGAAGGCAGAAGTCTATGTACCGGACGGTATCGTTAACTCGGCTGATTTGTGGGAGTCTGTTAGCGCACCTGAACAGCCTGCTAAGGCACATTACCCGTGGAAAGGACTGAATAAGCTGCTGTACGGCATCCGTGATGCAGAGTTGATTACTGTCACAGCCGGATCAGGCTTGGGCAAGAGTCAGTTCCTTCGTGAGATTCTGTATGGTCTGTTGAAGTCTACTGATTGGAAGATCGGAGCAATGTTCTTGGAAGAGTCTGTACGCAAGACAGCACGAAGCATTATGTCAGTTCACGCTAACAAGATGCTGCACTTGCCAGATACTCCAGTGACAGGTGAAGAACTGAAGGATGCCTTCGATGCTACTCTTGGTACTGGCAGGGTGTTCCTGTTCGACCACTTCGGATCGTTGGAGGTTGACAATGTTCTGAACCGTATCCGGTACATGGCTAAGGCATTGGATTGTAAAGTTGTGTTTCTGGACCATATCAGTATCGTGGTGTCGGGTCAGGACTTGAACGATGAGCGAAAGGCTATCGACAACCTGATGACTAAACTTCGTACACTGGTACAGGAACTCGGGATTACGCTGTTCTGTGTGTCTCACCTTCGCCGTCCTACGGGCAACGCAGGGCACGAAGATGGACAGGCAGTATCGTTGTCTCAGTTGCGTGGTTCGGGTGCTATTGCTCAGTTGTCTGACGCTGTGATTACGCTTGAGCGTAACAGCATGGCAGAGGAACACACTGAACGACACACGACTAAAGTTTCTGTTGCAAAGAATCGTTACAACGGTTACACTGGACCTGCGTGTCACCTGTTGTTTGACACGTACAGCGGACGAATGATTGAGGTTGAGGACACACTATGATGCAGCTTTTTCTTGATTTGGATTTGGAAGTTGAGTTTGACGTATACAAAGGCTATCCTGCAAGCCGTGACGATCCGGGTGAGCCTCCGTACGTTGTCATCACTTCGGTGCAGTACAATGGACAGGACATTGAACTGACCGACAAAGACATGGACAGGTTGACAGAAATACTGTACGATCAGGGAGTGCTTGACGATGCTTGACATTGAACACTTGGTAGCTCGGGTGTGGGAACTTGAGGGCAAGTACGATGAACTTCTCCGCAATCACCAGAGTTTGATTCATGAATATGAGGAACTGAAAGCCAAATATGAAAAGGCTTGTGTTGGACATAGAAACGTCGACGGATCACCGTACGATACACTTGGCAATCACTAAAGACATTGACAGCAAAGAGATTAAGGTATGGAAGGAAGCCGCGACCCTCGGGGAGTATTTAAAGGACGCTACGTTAATCATCGGCCAAAACATCATAGCGTTCGATGCTCCGATCCTAAATCGTACATGGCAGACGAAGATTCGTTTGAGCCAGTGCTACGATACTCTAATAGTGTCAAGGCTACTCGATCCGAGCAGAGAGCAGGGACACAGCCTAGAGGCTTGGGGGAAGACACTGGGGAAGGAAAAGATTGACTATGCTGTGCGTTGGGAGGAACTGGCAGGACGTAAGCAAGCCTACAAAGGTGAATGCTTTGACAGTCCTTTTCCTGGCCTGTTGGTGGAATACTGTACGGCTGATGTAGAAGTCACGGAACTGCTGTATAATCGACTGACAGAGGAAGTCAAGCGTAAGGAGTTCAGTCAGGAGTCTGTGGACCTAGAGCACAAAGTAGCAGCTATCATCGCGGAGCAGGAGCGAAATGGATTCAAGTTGGATCAAGAGTACGCAACCGTGCTACTTGTTAACATCAAGGGACGAATGGCAGAAGTATATGAGTCAATGCAACAGCGTTGGCCCGCATACGAAGTGCCCCGAGTCAGTGAAAAGACAGGAAAGCAACTCAAGCCGTTGTTGGTTACTTTCAACCCCGGATCACGAAAGCAGATCGGTGAAAAACTGATTGAACTGGGGTGGAAGCCGGAGAAGTTTACCGAGACAGGACAGCCAATGGTTGACGAAGGCATCCTGTCGAAGATCGAACTCCCGGAGGCTAAACTGATTGCTGAGTACCTGATGCTACAGAAGCGAGTAGCACAGATTGAGTCTTGGATGGAGGCTGTAGGAACTGACGGCAGGGTGCATGGTAGGGTTATCACTAACGGTGCTGTAACAGGCCGGATGACGCACCAAAGCCCTAACATGGCACAGATACCTAATGCGGGTTCTGTCTATGGACCGGAGTGCCGTCAGTGCTGGACAGTTGAGCAAGGGAATGTCTTGGTTGGCTGTGACGCATCAGGGCTAGAGCTTCGGATGTTGGCGCACTACATGAAGGATGATGATTATGTCAAGACGGTTGTGGAAGGGTCTTCCAAGGACGGAACTGATGTCCACACTAAGAATCAAAAAGCAGCAGGACTACAGACGAGGGATCAAGCAAAGACGTTCATCTACGCTTTCCTCTACGGGGCGGGGCCATCGAAGATCGGTTCTATTGTTGGTGGGTCGGCAAAGGACGGTGAAAGACTTACAAATTCCTTCCTTAACGCGACTCCCTCGCTCAAGGCTCTACGAGATAAGGTATCCAAGTATGCAGGCAAGGGCTTTGTACCGGGGCTTGATGGTCGTAAGATTTGGGTACGCTCCGAACACGCAGCGTTGAACAGTCTCCTACAAGGTGCAGGGGCTATCGTGATGAAGAAAGCACTGTGCATCTTTTATGATAAGATCAAGGCTAACAAGTGGTCGGTGAAGTTGGTTGCCAATGTCCACGATGAGTTCCAGTTTGAGTGTCCCGCTAGTATTGCCGAAGAAGCAGGCAAGGCAGCACGACTGAGCATCATCGAAGCAGGCGAACACTTTAAGTTGCGTTGTCCTCTGGACGGAGAATATAAAATTGGAAGAAACTGGAAAGAAACCCACTAAAGCGCCTTCGGGCATTATCATCATCCAAGCCACGGAAGAAGGGATGGATGTGAAAGTGGCTGAGCACTTGAGTTATGAGGACGCACAGTACCTTCTCATAGAAGCCCTACACGTTGTACGACTTTATGAAGAAAGTAGTTGCATTCCAGACAATGTAGTGTTACAATAATTGTACTGCGCTGATGATGAAAGAGGTAGACTATTTTAGAGGAAACACTCTAAAATAATGGTTGACAGTACTCTTAAAATAGTCTATAATGGTTGTTTTACTCTGAGAGTGCCCAAATAGGTAAAGGGAACTGCCTTAAAAGCAGTCGGCTATTGTAGCCTTGCGGGTTCGACTCCCGCCTCTCAGACCACTAGGAGAACAACCATGAAAATCTACGGTCCTTACATAAGAAAAGACGGACGAAAGCATGTTTGCATAGTCCACGACGATGGAACAAAACAGACAAAATCGTATCCTCGTCTTTTAATGGAGCAGCACTTAGGAAGAAGCCTGTTAAAAGAAGAGCATGTTGACCATATAAATAACGATTTTACTGATGATAGAATTGAGAACTTGCAGATTCTAAGTCCACGAGAAAACAACTTAAAGCAGGCGGCGCTTAATCCGAGAAAACTTTATAAGTTTGTTTGTCCTTCTTGTGGCGAAGAAGCCGTAAAATTCTTGAACGATGTAAAAGGAAACGCTAAGAAGGGCAGAAAAGGGCCGTTCTGTAGTCGTGAATGTGCGGGGAAACATACTTATGTTAATCCCTGGTCTAAACTGAAAGGAAAATGAAATGAGTAGCAATGTGAAGCCTGTCAAAGTCTCCGGTGAACTGTTCTGGGCTAACTGGATGGAAGAGTACAATACAAAGTTTAATCAGGACAACAACAAGTACGAATGTACCCTCGGTATGTTGTCTGACAAGGCCGCTGAAGCCCTTGAGGAACTGGGTATCAAGATCAAGAACAAGGACACGATGGGCAAGTATGTCGTTGGTAAGTCCAAGTTTGTGTTTGAGCCTGTGGACCAAGACGGCAATCCCGTGGACATTAAGAAGATTGGTAATGGTACTAAGGTTATTGCTCTGGTGTCCTCCTATCGTCACAAGATGAGCAACAAGTTCGGCGCTGCGCCTAGCATCCAGAAGCTGATTGTTACGGAACTGAAGACCTACAACCCTGACGGCGCAGTAGCGGAAGAAAACGACGATGTTCTCTAAACAGCCTAGCATTGCTCTCGTGGACGCTGATGTGATGGTGTATCGCATCGGCTTCGCGTCAGAGAACGACTCCGAGAGCATTGCTCGGGCGCGTCTTGTCGAGTGGTTTACGGACATTGTATACATCGACCTGAAGTGCGATGATTACAAAGCGTGGATCACTGGCAAGAATAACTTTCGTTACGACATTGCCAAGACTGTTCCGTACAAAGGCAACCGTAAGGACATGAAGAAGCCAAAGCATTACGAGTATCTTCGTGATGTTTTGGTCAAGCGTTTGGGTGCTATGGTGACTGAAGGCGAGGAGGCTGACGATGCTGTCGGTATCGCTTCAGCGCAGAACCCAAATGCTTGGATTGTCCATGTGGATAAAGACTTGGATCAACTTCCGGGACTTCATTACAATCCTGTCAAATGCGAGAAGTACAC